CGACCTGCAAAGCGTCTCGAAGGTCGTCAATGTCCCGACACCTACCGCAGCAGGCGACGCCGTACCTAAGTCCTACGTGGACTCTGCGGTTGAGGGTCTGGCATGGAAAGACAGCGCCCGCGTTGGCACGCAAAGCAATATCAACCTGGCTAGCCCCGGCGCCACGATTGATGGCATCACCATGGCATCCCAAGATCGGGTGCTGGTCCGCAATCAATCCACACAAAGCCAGAACGGCATTTATGTGTGGAACGGTGCTTCCACGGCGATGACCCGCTCGCTGGATGCCAGCACCTTCGCCGAGCTGGAACAAGCCATTATCACCGTCGAGGAAGGCACCGACGCCGGCACAACTTGGCGCCAGACGCAAATCAACGGCACGATTGACGTCAGCAACGTCATCTTCACCTCGTTCGCCGCTGCAGCACCAGCTGCCAGCGAGACAACTGCAGGCATCGCCGAGCTTGCCACGCAGGCCGAAGTTGATGCTGGCACCGATGACCTGCGCATCGTCACGCCGCTCAAGCTGGCTACGTGGTCTGGCCGCCTCCGCAAGGTATCCACCAGTGTTGGTGACGGCAGTGCCACTAGCTATGTGGTGACGCACAACCTGAACACCCGCGACGTGATCATCCGCGTGTTCCCCAACTCCGGCGAGTACGACGACGTGGAAGTGGACGTGCAGCGCACCAGCACAACCACCGCCACGCTGGTGTTCGCCACGGCGCCGGCCAGTAACGCCTACCGCGTGGTGGTGCTCGGCTGATGGCACGGGTCTTTGAGACTGACATAACGCTCAACGCACAACGCGAGCTGCGGCTGGCTGATGCGGACTCGTCCGCCTATGTCGGCTTCAAGGCCCCGTCGACCATCACGACCAACCGCATCTGGACACTGCCTGCCGCTGACGGCACCAGCGGCCAAGTGCTCAGCACCAACGGCTCCGGCACGTTGTCATGGGCAACAGCAGGTGGCGGTGGCGGAGGCAGCTCCGTTGGTGACAACCTGTACCTCAACGTCAACTGCATCTAAGCCATGGCCGCTAATCCCGCCTTCATCTCCACTCCGCGCATCGGGCGACTGTCGCTGAGCACGGCAAACACTGCCACCGATGGCACCGGCACGATCAACGACCTCATCGTGGGCGCCAGTGCTGGCACGCGGGTGCTGAGCGTCAACGTCCAGGGCACCGCCACGACAGTGGCCGGCCTGGTGAACCTGTTCCTGTGGGACGGCACGCAGTGGGACTTGTTTGATCAAGTGACGATCACTGCCACCACCGGCAGCAACACAGTCAAGGGCTATCGCCTGGTGACGGCATACACCGATCTGGTCCTACCGAGCGCGAGCTACAAGCTGGGCGCCACGATCAGCGTTGCGCCAACCACCGGCACGGTGCGTGTCAGCGCATGGGGCGGTGACCTGACATGAACCTGAACACTGGAGGGTGGGCGTCACCGCTACTGCGGCTTGTTGCGCGTTTGCGCAGCGACGGCCTCAACAGCACCACACCCGTCACCGAGATCAACGGCGGCACCATCAGCGCCACCAACGCTGACATCGCCCTAGTTGCCAAAGGCACTGGCGCAACGTTGGCTCAGGTGCCGGATGGGACGATTGCGGGTGGAAATAAGCGTGGAACTGGTGCTACTGATTGGCAAAAAACAAGAGTCAATGCCGCATACGTGGCAAGTGGCGTTGACTCTACTATTAGTGGCGGAAAAAATAATACTGGCTCCGGGCTAAATGCAACAGTTGCCGGTGGCAATAGCAACACTGCATCAGCTCAAGACAGCGCAGTTGGCGGAGGATTTGGTAATAACGCTAGTGCACAGCAGTCTGCAATATGTGGAGGCAACGGCAACACCGCCTCTAGCACCTACTCCTTCGTCGGCGGTGGACAGAACAACCTCGCCCAAACCAACACCCACGCTGCGGTGTGTGGGGGCTCAACTAGTACGGCAAGCGGGCAGTATTCGTTTGTGGGGGGTGGGCTAAGTAATGTTGCCAGCGGGTCACGAAGCTCTATTGCAGGTGGTGACACATGCACTGCCTCAGCCATTTACGCGACAGTCTGCGGCGGATGGCAAAACACATCCGATGGCAACTCTTCACTTGTCACTGGCAAGCGGAGTACTGCACGAGGCATTGAGAGTAATTTTGTTTTTGGTGGTGCTTCACTTCCCAACCTTGGAAATTCGCAAGCCTCATTCCTTGTCTTAGGAGTAGCAACCACAGACGCCACTGCAACAGTCCTAACGAGCAACCAAAACGCCGCCGGGACCACCAACCAAGTCATCCTGCCCAACAACGCGGCGTACAGCTTCAGCGGCGAGGTGATTGCAGGCGTAACTGGTGCTGGTAATAGCGCACGCTGGACAATCAACGGCGCCATCAAGCGTGGTGCCAATGCTGCATCTACCGCCATGGTTGGCACGCCGACTGTCACCATGACCCACAACGACGCTGGGGCTGCTGCTTGGTCTGTTGCCGTCACAGCAGACACCACCAACGGCGGCATCGCCGTCACGGTGACCGGCGCTGCTGCCACCACCATTAGGTGGGTGTGCCGCATCGACACCACGGAGACGACCTACTAATGGCCCTCACAACTTCCCTAGCTGAGACCAACATTGGCATCCCCATGGCCGATACCTACGCCCGCATCACCCTGATGCGCTGCGACAAGGAGCAGACACTGATTCAGGTTTCGCATTACGCCAACGCTGATGCCCGCAACGAGAATGCCAGCCCGGTCTGGGACCGCACAATGTTTGCGCCCACCAGCGAGCTGCAGCCTGGCGACAACCCGCTGGCCATCGGTTACGCCTGGCTCAAGACTCACCTTGAGTACGCCAACGCGGAGGACTGCTGATGGCCGTCCGCAGCAAAACCGGCACCGCTTCGGTGCAGCACACACCCGGCAAGCCCAAACTCACCCGCCAAGGGCAGGGCAAACGCTCCAAGGCCAGTCACGGGCGTAAAAAGCTACGCGGCCAAGGTCGCTAGGCTAGTGACATGATCGAGGTCATCGCTGCTGTCGCCGGAGCGTCCATCAGCGTGGCTGCGATGGGTGCTATGGGCTTTTCCCGCCGCAACGATGAAGCCCGCGACGCCGTAATCCGCCTAACCTCCGCGGTGGAGCACATCGCCACTCAACTGGAAGTGCTCCACACAGACATCAAAGAAGACCGACGCGAGACATTTAGCCGGCTAAACAGCGCTGAGCAGCGGATCACCATGCTGGAAGCCAAGCCTTAGGCTTAGACCAGCCAAGTTCACGCCATGAGCCCCGAAACAGCTGCGATCATCGCCATTGTCATTGCTGCAGGCAGTGAACTAATCGCACTCAGCCCGCTCAAGTCCAACAGCTGGATTCAGCTACTGCTGCAAGCCGCTCGTCTTGTTTTCCCTAAGCATCGCTGAGGTACATGAGCAACTTCCTTAGTGCCGCCAAGTGGACCGACAAGCAGAATCCACAGCCGCATCAGATTGCGGCGTGGAATGCAGCATGGGCATGGTTAACGCCTGAGCAGCAATCTGAGTTTCTTGAGTTATTCAGAGCTGCGCCGGCAACACCTGCAGCGCCATGGCTTGAGCCAGCGCTTAAAATCATCCGCGAATTTGAAGGGTTGCGGCTTGAGGCATACCGGTGTCCAGCTGGCGTGCCAACCATTGGTTATGGTGCTACGCGGTTAATTGATGCGCCCGTGCGCATGGGCGATAAGATCACGCAGCAAATGGCAGAAGAGTTGCTCCGCAATCAAGTTGAAAACCTGTTTGCACCTGGCCTGTTTGGCCTGCTGCCATTGATGAAAGCATGGAAGCCTAACCAGCAAGCAGCGTTGGTATCTTGGGCTTTCAATGTTGGCCTTGGTGCCGTTGAGGAATCCACACTGCGCAAGCGGCTTGCTGCTGGCGAGGCGCCTAGCGTTGTTGTGCCACAGGAACTACCCAAGTGGGACAAGGCTGACGGCAAGACGCTAGAAGGGTTGGCGCGTCGCCGCGCTGCAGAGGTACGGCTTTTTACTGGTGGTATTGAGCAACAGCAGCAGCCGGCCAAGCTGGCGCCGTCTAGTTCCTTCGGTGCGCGCATCACGCCGCATATCACGCTAGGTGAGTTTGCGTTAAATCAAGAGGTCCGTCGATTTGATACGCAGCACCAGCTAAATACTGCAGCAGAACTGGCTGCATTTATGGAGCGGGCGCGAACTGTATTTGGTGGCAAGCCTGTGATCATCACCAGCGGTTACCGGCCAGCGGCAATCAACCGCTCCGTGGGTGGTGCCAGCAGCTCTGAGCACCTGTACAACGCACCCAATGTGGGCGCTGTGGACTTCTACATCCAAGGCGTTGATATCCACAAGCTGCAGGCATGGTGCGACAAGGAATGGCCGTATAGTCTTGGCTACGGCGCACCCAAGGGCTTTGTGCATCTTGGTATCCGCGCTGGCCGCCCTAAAGTCCGCTGGGATTATTGATGATTATTCCTGACCACGAAATCTGCCGGCTGTGCAAGCAACACGCCATGGTGGTGCCGTACAACGCAGAACTGCAGAACCCAGCGTCGTTAGATGTACTACTCGGTGATAATCTAATGGTTGAAGTAGAGCATACTGCTCAACTGCAACTATTGAGCATTGCGCACCATACAGAGGCTGATCCGTATTGGCTAGCACCAAATGAATTTGCGCTAGCCGAAACGCAGGAGTTTTTTAACCTGCCGGATCATATCGCTGCTCAGTTTGTACTTAAATCCAGCCGCGCAAGAGAAGGCTTGGAACACCTGCTAGCTGGATACTGCGACCCAGGTTGGCACGGCAGCCGCTTAACGCTAGAGCTGCACAACAGCCGCAGGTATCACAACATTGCATTGTGGCCTGGCATGAAGATTGGCCAGATGGTGTTTCACGTTATTGCTGGTACGCCTGAGCGCACGTATGCAGTAACTGGCCGCTACAACGGCGATTCAAGTGTTACCGCATCGCGCGGATAGGTACATATCACAAGCTTGCTGGTAGTGCCATTGCGCCTGCCAGTCTTGCTTGTGTTCCTTCACCATTCCTGCATAAGTAACACGCCATATATCGCCAACCTGCTCTAATGTTGGCGGTAACAGGTTTGATTCAGCCATGGCATGGGGTGAGTGGATGATCGTTGAACTGTCAGTAGAAGATCAACTACGACTTGAAGGGCAGGCGCGAGCTGCTCTTTCACATGATGACCCAAGCCAAGTGGCGCAATTATGCGCCTCGTTGATCCGTCAAAATGCGTATCAATCCAAGTTGATCCAGCAAGCTACGGGCCACATTGGCCAGCTAGAGATGGAGCAATTTCTAGCTGCCACCAAGGCAAAGCCGTGGTGGCGACGGCTATTACGCCGCCAGTGATGGCTGCAGGATCAACTTCAGCTTGCGTTGCGCGCGTTGCGCGCGTTGCCTAACACGCTCACGGCATACGCCAAGGTTGCGGCCGATTTCCGCATAGCTTTGCGGTGCATTGCAACCAATGCCATAGTTAAAGCGCACAACATCCCTATCAAAGGGATCTAGACGAAAAAAAGCCAGCTGCAGCTGCTCTACGCGCTCGCACACTTCTTCAGGGTTGTGGTCTTCGTCAATGCCATACTCGTCAGCAATGATGTCCAATACAGTGCTGCCATCTTCAGTGATGAGTGCATCTAGGCTGCGGTGCGGCCTGTTGCGCTCCATTAGCATCATCAGCTCATCAACTTTGACATTGATGATCTCGGCCACTTCGCGGGCAGTTGGTGTACGGCCATTGGCTTGCGCAAATTCGCGTTGCGCTTTGGCTGCAGCGTAGGTTTTTTCTAGCGCATGTTGCGGCACGCGGATCAGCCGCTCTTTGGTATCAATGGCGCGGGTGATCGCTTGGCGGATCCACCAATAGGCGTAGGTAGAGAACTTGTATCCTTTGGTGCCATCAAACATCTCTGCCGCACGATGCAGCCCTAGCGCACCCTCTTGGATTAGGTCCATTAGGTCCATGTTGTTGGACTGCAACCGGGTGATGTAGCGCTTGGAGATATGCACCACCAACCGCAGGTTGCAGTTGATGATCATGTCACGCGCGCGAACACCAATCCGCATTTCGCGTTGCTCTTGCTTGGTGCGTTCGCCTTCTGCATCACGCAGCTCAAGGTATCGACGCACTTGGCGGGACAGTTGGATTTCTTGCTCAGCCGACAGCAGCGGATAGCGGCCGATTGCGTTGAGGTACTGCTTGAACGAGTCGGGCGTCATTGTGGGGCTATACTGGTGATCCAATGACCTTCGGAGTCACTGGGCATTCCGTAGCTGGGAGGCTGCGGTGAGGCCGGCACCTCGTGAGGACCGGCCACCTCCCTCTTAATTATCCGGGTCGCAGTGGTCAAAATAAAACCCCTGCAACCGTTGCACAATATCATGTGCAGCCGTTAATTGCTGAAAGAAGTCATCATTCAGCAAGTAACTTGTGCTGCGATGCTGGCAGTCGTAGCATTCATGCCGCCTGCGTCGTGCGCGGCCTTCGTAGGTGCGCTCTTGATTGACTAGGCGCATGGAGCCGTGACATTCAGGGCATCGTTGCTCACCTAGGTTCATGGCAACAGCTTCGACGCCAACCACAGCGCCAAGCCGCAGGTGATGACATAGGCGGCCAGCAACTCAAGCATCAGCGGGAGCGTCACAGGCCCTCCAGTTCGGCGGCGATGGCGAGGAGCCGAGAACGGGATTGCTGGTAAGCATTCCAAATGTGCCACTCAATCGTCGGACGCTTTGCGTCATGACGAATCTTGGGAGCCTCACGAAGCGGCACCACCTGATCCGCAGCAGCGCGAAGGGCGGCGGCGATGTCGGGCTGTCCGTTCTTCAGCGGCAGGGCGTAAGCGGCAGCCAACACCGCCTGAGCGGCAGGGGAAAGCGGAGCCGCAATGCCGTGCTCGCTCATCAGCAGCAGAGCCTCGTGCTCTTCGTTGCTGAGGTTGTCCATGAGCTGGTCAGTCATTGAGCCGCCCTCCGTCAACGAGGGCGTCACACCACTCCTTAAAGGGTGTTTCAACCTGAGCCATGGCTTTGTTGTCCACGGTGTTCGGGTTGCGGATCATGGCGATGGCAAGGCCAAGGGCATCGCCTAATCGGTTCTCAAGGCTGTCTAGTGGCACAAACTTGTAGTCAGTCATTGATTTGCTTGGTCATAAAGGGCATTGACGACGATGCCGCAATTACCGGGGTAAAGATCTAAGGGAGCTTCGTTAAGCCACAAAGCCACCATGCGGATTGCGGCGCGGGCTTCCTCCTCCCAGTTAATGGGCTCATCGTCTCGGCCAATGGCGCGGGCTACCTGATCCACCAGCGAGCTATTAACTTGGTTTGAAGTAGAAGTTAGCGTCATGCCAACCCTGAAGTTGGGCGTCAGCAACGCATGTAACTCCGCCTGCTGCTTTGCAGTAAGTTTCAGAGGCTTGCTGATTTGGTAGACCTTTGATGTTTGGCGTTCAGCAGCTTCTAGCGATTCAACCCGACTAAATAAGGCCAAAATGTTTGAATTGGTTTCGACGATGTGCTTCTGAGCTGCATCTTTTAGCACCTTGACCCTGGCGCGGAGTTCAAGGATGCAAGCATCACTGGCACCAACAACAGAACTGCGTACCCAATCTTCGCACTGCGCCCATTGCTCAGGCGTTGCTGTGTAATCAGTCATTGGGCAATGCCTCCAGTGCGCGGCGGACAAGGTTGCTGACATGAGGGGACAGGCGACCATCAGCAACTGCGGTGTCAATGGCAAGCAGCGCCTCCTGCTTCAAGCTCACCGGTTTGGGGCGGCGGGCAAGCTTTAGATCCACGGCCCTGTGCATTTGTGTGCCATCAGGGCGATCAACAAAGCCCCACTGGTAATCCCGAATGTGATCACAGCACGCCTCCAGCTCCTGGTCGGCGCCCCAGCGGGCGGCTTGGGTGGCGATGGCGATGGCGCACTCTCCGGGCGCAATGGTGGTGCCATAGAACTCACTTGCCCACTGCTGCACCAACTCAGGCGGTGGGGTGATCGGGTGGTCAGTCATGGCTTTTGGATGGGGTTGAAGGACAGTTCAAACCATTGGTCGTTCTCGTTACACCAGAGCAAACGAGCTGGCTTGTCATCGGGATAGAACCACAACAGCTGCTCTTTAAAGTCGGAATCAGGATGGTCAGATGGAGGAGTTTTGCCCCGCTTGAGTTGAATTTGAAGGTTCCTGTGAGACGCGCGCATCCGAAACCCTTTGGCACCGTCAAAGCCGGCGGCAACGGGGGGAAAGTCAGTCATTGAGTTGCTCCAGTGCTTTGCGGATGGTGTCACAATCTTCTGTTGCTATCAGCGAAGGGACTGATCGAACTGCTTGCCTTTTAAGAGCGGCCAACGCCTGCTCCTTCAAGCTTGGCGGCTTGGGGCGGCGGGCGGCGCGGAGCTTTTCTTTTTCGTCTTCGTATTCAAGCCAGGCCACACACGCCTCCAGCTCCTGGTCGGCGCCCCAGCGGGCGGCTTGGGTGGCGATGAGCTGGCGGCTTGCCTCGGAGAGGCCGCGCTGCTCCATAAACCATTCCTCCACCAGCTCAGGCGGTGGCTGAATCTCTGAACTTCTAATTTGGCGATCATTAGGAGTTGCCTGGCAGTTCATCGCCCACTCAATGCAAAGAGTGGCGAAAGTCTTGAGGTAGCCAGTTCCGTTTCGCTTGCTGCGCTCATCGCGTGCCTGCGCTAAAAACTTCTTCAGCAGGTGCGGTGGCGGTGGGGTGATCGGGTGGTCAGTCATCTCCTAATTTGCTCCAAATTGGGAATAAGGGTCACGCCTCCGCCTCCAGAAGCAGGCGCCGCATGTACCAGTCGGCTTTACCGAGGTCTTCTACGGCATTGCCCTTGTGCTCAGCGCGCCATAGGTACTTAAACACCTGGCCCTTGCAATATGCCTTAAAGCCTTCAGAGCCAAGGGCAGCTTTTATGGCTTGGATGCACTCAATGTCGCCTTGCTTGTAATGTGGCGGATGGTTAATGAGATCCGTCATTTTTCATTAGTTCAAGGATGTACGCTGCAAATCCAGCGTGAGTCATCACTGCATGGGTGCCGGGAGGGCGCCCGTAGGACGCCTCCCACCACTCCTTGAATGCAGCTTCAAGAGCGGTTTGATCCATTAGAAAGCAGGCTCCTCAGTTTGTGCGGCACGAGGCAGAAACTCAAACCGCTGTACATTCAACACATGCTTGCTGCGCTTATCGCCAGTGGTTTTGTCGTTCCATTCTTGGCGGCGGACATTACCCGTCACCATGATGGAGTCGCCCTTTTTACAGCGGTCTACAACAAGCTCTGCAGACTTACCCCACATTTCAATGTCAATCACATTGTTGATGTAATTGCCATCTTTGTCTTTACCCTCTTGAATGCCACCAGCGAAATTGGCAACCATGCTGCCAGATTCGAAGGCGCGCAGTTGGGGATCAGAAATGATGCGAACGATGCCGGATGCGTAAAGGCTCATGTCAGTGGGGTGATGTTATTGGCCTCTTCAAAGGCCAGAATTTGGGCTAGTGGATACCGTACCCGTGGCGTACCGGCAGGAAAGCCAATGCGCGGGATAGTGTAATACTTGGGACCAATGCCGCGTGCACGTTGGTTTTTGATGGCGGCTGGCTTTAACCCCCAACGCGCCGCTAGTTGATCATTGGTCAGATACGGCTCAGTCATCAGCGAATGGATCCTCCGCAGGGATATCGGACAGGAACGCTTCGCGCTCCATTGCAAGGCGCATCAGCTCGTCGTTCTGCTCATCACTCAGATCAGGCTTGCGCTTGTCCATGCGCGCTACCACCTCCTGCAGCTTGGCCAGCGTATCGGCCTTGGCGATAGCAGCCTTGCCAGCTTGGAACAGCTTTGCATCGCCCTTGGCAGGCGCTGCGGTCACAGTGACAAGCTCAACCTCGGCTTGGTGCATCTCGTCGGTGCTGTACACGCCAGACATGTCAGCAGGAAATGCCTTGCGCAGTGCCAATGCTTCAGAGCATTTGGCAATCATCGCGGCACCCATCTTGGACCAAAGCCCCTGGCCGGCGTTGTAATCAGCAAAGCGCGCCACACCAGTGAATGGATGCGTGCTGCCCTTGCGATGGATGATAGTTTTGGCCGCTGCAGGTGGCTTGCTGCCAAGCCATACATCAGCCCATACGCCGTCTTCACCGCACCAGTACGTCTCGCTGCCGTCCAGTTGACCGGTGCGCTCGGCAATGGCACGTAAGCCGTCAATGCCAGCCTGAATGGTCATCTTGCCGCCACGCTTGATGGCGTAGATCTGCTTGGAAAATGGATCCAAGCCGGTGCGCTGGCAAGCATAGGCAAAAAGCCGTAGCTCGTCATTGCTGCAGCCAGGAGCAATGGTGGTGCTAATCAGCTGCGTTTGCTCTGGTGTCCAGAGCGTGATGCTAGAAGTCATCGGAAGTGATGGTTGGGTTGGCAGTCAATGCCCATGAAGGCAGGCTGAGCGTTTGGCAGTCATCGCCGTAGCCAGGCCACTCGCTAGTAGCGCGGCAGTCAGCAATCATGCGTAGGTCACGTTGCCGTAGCTCATTGCCAGCAGCCAAGGCCGCAGCGTCAAGCTCATAGACGGCAACCGCATATGGCGCAGTCTTCTCGACAGCAATGAACACAAAGCGCTCGGCACCATGCAGACCAGACAGGTAATGACTGGCTTGGGTATGGTAGCGGAAGGTGGCCACGCTTTTGGCGAAACCGGCAGGTGATGCGTCCGTAGTGGTTTTGAGGTCAATCACAGTGGTGCCCGAATACCAGTCAGGGCGGCATTTGCACCGCAGGCCGGTAGCTGCATCATCCCACCAGAACGACTGCTCAGCCTTGCCATGGGCAAGCAATGCAGATGCTGCAGGGTGACTGCGGACGCTATCGGCCATGCAGTTCGCAGTGAGCATGTCGCTAGGCGTGACAGCTTCAATGCCGCGTGCGGCCATGTCGGCAGCCTGCTCTTTGCCAGCCTTGGTATTGCGTGGCCCGCAAACGCCATAGCGCTTGCTTGCCTCATCAGGCTCTAGCACTACGCAATGCACCAGCGTGCCAAGCCGCATGGCAGCAGTTGGCTCAACTGGCATTCGGAGTGGGTTGATGTATCGCGCCCAGTAGTGGTATGGGCTGCGTGCGATGGCGTGCAGGTGACTAGCGCTGACGGCAGGGTCAGCGTGGTACTGCTCGTTGCTAATAGTCATGCAGCCCTCAGCTGGCGATGCAGGTGAGTCTGTGGGCCGTAGCACTGCTGCAGCTCTGGGAATGCAAGCATCACGCGCTGTTTGTTATCAGGGTCAGCGTGCAGCGTCGCCTCAGCCAAGCGGCGGTAGAAACCGCCGCCGTGGTTAATAGCTGTCTGCAGCGTCCAGTACGTGTCGTTCGTGGTCATGGCTTCAGTTGCTCTTGGCAAGCGTGATGAGCCTGTACCTGTTGCTTGCCGGTGTCATATGCCATGGCAGCAATGCCAAAGATAATGACAAGTACAGCAAGGCGGTCAATGGTCTTGATCATGGTTCTCGGGTTGGGTTGATGCCGGATTGGGTGCGGCTCCGGCTGGCCGCGTGGGGGTTAGGCGGCAGTCAAGCCGTCAGCCAAGCGAGCTGCGTACGTCTCGCGGGCATGGCGAACGCTCATGAAGTGATCAGCAACGCAAACCCAGCCAGTGCTGGCATACCAACGGCTATGGCGCACGTTGACGCAGTTGCCGTCAGCTTTGGGGGTGAAATCCCAGCGAACGGGATAGCCGTATTGGTTGGTGGTGAGTGAGTGAGTCATGTCTCTCGGTTCAGGGTGGAAGCTTTCGCCTCCTGTCCCTTGATCCTACACCATCAGCAACCGCTGGCAACCGTCAACAGTCGCACTCGGTAACGTGACATGCCCATGTGCTCAGCAATGCGGCGCTGGGTCCAGCCGTAGCTGCGCAAACGCTTGACGCGCTGCTCAGTGCTCTCGGTGGCCCATAGCAGGATGATGATCGGCAGTAGCAGCAGCGCTGCGATCAATGCAAGTGTCGTGGTCGTCATGGCTCTCGGTTTGGGGCTCACGAAGCGTACCACCGCCAGCTGCCATGGTCAACCGTTGGGCATCCTCCACCGACCGCGCCACGCCAGCGATGCCGCCAGCGGCTTGCACTGCATCTAGCCACTGCTGCTGCTCTGGCCGCAGCCTGCCGGTTGCGGTCTTCACCTCTATGGATAGAAACACTGCCACGGTGGTGCCGACCATCTCAGGGGTAATGGTGACCGTGCGCCAGCCGAGCAAGTCGCCAGCACCCTTGCCACCAACCCCAAACTCGACCCATCGGCTAGTGCGTGGATCAGGCAGGCGTCCGACATTGTTCCGAAAAAGTCGCGTCGGACCGTTGCTGCACGCTAGGCGGATCTCTTGCTGGATGGTTTGCTCAGATGCCATACCGCTTTTGCAAATGAGGCCAGTTGCGACCTGTTTTAATGTGAGTCACGGTTGATTTGCACACTCCAAACTCTTTTGCTATTGCAGAGTAGCTTTTTAATGATTGAAGAATGGCAATAGCTTGAGCTTCAGTCAACTTTGACTTAGGGCAAGACTCTCCGTATAAATGCGTGCCATGCGCAATTTTGTCTGCAGCGTTTTCTTCGTGTGTCCCCCATCGAAGGTTGCAAAGTCGGTTGTCAGTTGAGTCACCATTGTTATGGCAAGCAATCATGCCATCGGGCCTAGGGCAAACAAAGGTTTCTAGCACAACTACATGGATGCGAGCCTTTTCCTTAATACCAGGCTTTCTGAGGTCGCAATACATGTAGTTCCCTTGTTTCCACTGCTTAAGGATTTGACCCTTTTGCAGCGAGATGCCATTACCTCTGACGCGCTGCGGCCTGTCAAGGCTTCGGATGTGACCAAGGGTTGAGACCTCGTATATGCTCTCAAAACCCTTGACAGGAGCCCAAGCCTCTTCCATTGTTGCGGTGTGACTCAAGGCATTGTAACCGATTATCGACCCTTGAGCGACCGACCATACATCACGTATTTCGCCCATGCTGCCGGATTCTTGTATCCGCGCTGGCGGCCTAACGCGATGAGATCATCCAGCGTTTGAGCGCCGCCCTGCTCGCGCCGCTTAGCCACTGCCAACTCCTGCAACTCACCATCCACCTGCTGCAACTCACGGCGTTCCTGTGGTGCAAACACATGGCCGCATTCACGGCATACCTGCGCAGCACTGGCGCTGGTGGCAAAGCAGCTAGGGCATACCTTGACGCTGGGTGCTGCCTCGCGGTCTCTGCGGGCAACCCCGTCTAGCGTCCAGTCGCGTGGTTCTAGATGGTGTCCCAGCCTGAGCGTGTTGCCGACGTGATCCAGCACCACGGCGCGTTTGCCAGGTTGCGGTCTCAGGCAGCGACCGATCATCTGCAGGTGCAGGCCAACGCTGGCGGTAGGTCGCAGCAGGATGCAGCCGCCAACGCTTGGTACGTCCACGCCTTCACCGATAAGTGCGCAGCTGGTGAGGACCTTGAGCCTCCCGGCGCCGAGGTCGCTGAGCAGCTGTCGCCGCTGCATGGTGTCCATGGTGCCGTCAATACTTGCAGCAGCAATGCCGGCTGACTGGAACAGCGCTGCTACCGCCTCGGCGTGGGCCACGCTGCAGCAGAACGCAATTGCCGTCTGGCCGGATAGGTGTTTGCGGTAGTGGCCCAAGCAGTCACCCATGATCGTGCCGACGCGCTGCTCAGCCTCCTTGGGATCAAAGTCACCCATGCGTTTGCGCAGGCCGGTTGAGTCAAAGCCAGGCGGTGCCAGCACTTTGGCGCCAGCGAGGAAGCCGGCATCGGTGAGCTGCTGCGCTGTTGGACCTTCCACCATGGATTGGTAGTGCTCGCCAAGGCCGCGACCGTCACCACGGATTGGTGTTGCCGTTACGCCTAGCAGCTTGGCTTGCGAGAAGTGCTCAATGGTCTTGCTCCACTGGCCAGCCGTGGTGTGGTGCGCCTCGTCCACTACCAGCAGTTGGAAAAAGTCCCTTGGCAGTAGGTGCAGCCGGCGGGCAAGTGTCTGCACACTGGCGACCTGCACCGTGCGGGATAGATCCATTGCCTTGCCGGCGCTAATGCGGCCATGCGGCACCGGCATTGCACGACTGGCTTGGTCCAGTAACTCTTGCCGATGCACCAGTACCAGCACGCGGTTACCCTTGCGGCTGGCCTGCTCAGCGATATAGCTAAAGCAGACTGTTTTGCCGCCGCCAGTAGGCAGCACCGCTAGGACTGACTTGCGCCCTAGCTGGTACTGCAGGCGGATGTCGTTGATCAGTTGGGTTTGGTATGGGCGGAGGTTCACACCAGCACCCCCTGTTTATTGCTGGCTACCTCAGTCAGGTTTTTGACTGCGCAGTTGAAGTAGCTGGGCTTCAGCTCAAATCCAACAAACTGGCGCCCGGCTTGGATGCTGCAATAACCCTCGCTGCCGATACCAGCGAATGGGCTGAGCACCAGGTCGCCGGGGTTGCTCCACAGTTGCAGGCCGCGGCGGATCACCTCCAGCTGCAGCGGGCAGATGTGGCGCTCATCCTCATTGGCGCGTGCGCTGCGGTATTGCAGCGTGTCCGATGGGTTGATATCCATCCACACCGGGCTGGCGTACCGCTGCCAGATGTTGATTGAATCCTTGATTGGATCACTGGTTTTTGCTGGTGGATTCTCACCGGCAAATTCGGTGAACGGGCCAGCCACTGGCTCCGGGTTATCACCCAGCTTGCGCACGGTCACCAAGTAGTCAGGGATGCCCTGGCGGCTGAGCGCAGAGTCCTTGCGCACTTGCTTATGCAACAGTCCGATTGCCTTGGTGCGCTGCATAGCGGTGACTGGATCCTTCCAGATGCACACCTCGCTATGAAACACAAAACCAGCGGCTTGGAAGATGCGCAGCATGTCGCCGCGGAAATCCTTCACACCGATGAAGCCATCGCGCTCTTTGCTGCTGGGCAAATTCATGCAGTGGAAGCTGATCAACCTGCCAGGCATCATCACCCGATGCAGCTCCTTAGCAAGGTATCCAAAATGATCGAAGAACTCCTGCTCCGTGCGACTATTGCCCATGTCACGGTCGCTGTTGCTGTAGGTGTACAGCGACGCGAACGGCGGGCTGAAGATGCTGTAGTGGATGCTGTCTGAGTCGAGCTGCTTAATGCTCTCCACGCAGTCACCCATGTACATGTCCCAGCCGTCGCCTGACTTGTGCTCAGTGACATGCGGCGCCACTTGGCGCTGGATCTTTTTGAGCTGTTCCATCGTTTGTTGCTTCATAATTTCCACCATTGATTGAGCCATTTGGATACTGTCCGCTTCCTTGCGGCGGATGTTCTCAATGACGCGGCCTTCGCCTACGTCGTAGATGATATGCGCATTAACAGGCTGCTGCTGGCCAAATCGCCAGCACCTGCGGATGGCTTGATAGAAAGCCTCATAGCTGTGCGACAGGCCAACAAATGCCAAATTGTGGCACCGCTGAAAGTTGAGGCCAAAGCCAAAGATGCTGGGCTTGCTGACCAGTACGCGAATCTTGCCATCTTGAAAGTCGATGGCGGCTTGCCGCTTGTGATCGTCAGAGTCTGAGCCAGACACCTCAACGGCGCCATTGATGGCAGCAGTCAGCGCCTTGCTCTCGTCGTTGAGATCACACCACACCAGCCACTGATCGGTGTTGCTGTTGGCCAGCTGGGCAGCAGCATCTACGCGCAGTTGCAGGCTGGCCTTGCGCACTTTGCGCTGGTCGTTGAGCGTACGGGCCTCCATGGCAAACAGTGCCATCTGACCGTCGTCGCTTGCTGTTGCCTCGCGTAAAGTCTCAACCGTGCAGTCTTGGATCTGCAATGCCGGCAGCACGAAGTCGCCGTCGTCATAGTCGAGGTCTGATGGCTTGCGGATAGTGACCGCCCAGCTGCACACCCACTCCCAGAACTTGCTTTGCGCGTGACCTTTCAGCCGCCACTTAGCAGTGTCGCCACCGTCATGCACAAAGAACATGGCCAGCATCTCAGTCCGCGTCATCACCCCTACAAACTCAGCGTGGTTGCCAAGCTCCATGTGGTCATTAGGCGCCGGCGTAGCTGAGCAGGCCAGACGGTATGGCGTCTGCGCAAATGACTCGATGATCTGATTGCGGGTCTTGCCGGTGTACGCCTTGAGGATGCTGGACTCATCCAGCACCACGCCCTGGAAGCTGCCGGGATCAAAATGGCTCAACTTCTCGTAGTTGGTCACCGTGATGCCGGGCTTGACCTCGGCCTGTGTGGCAGCAAATGAGCACGGGATGCCGAACTTGCTGCCCTCGCGCACGGTCTGATGCGCCACGGCGAGCGGCGCCAACACCAGCACGTTGTCGCCGGTCTCTTGGTAGACCTGATGCGCCCACTCGAGTTGCATGGCGGTTTTACCCATGCCGCAGTCAGCCCAGATGCAGAACTTGCCCACGCGGCACGCCATGGTCACGATGTCCCGCTGAAACGGGAACAGCGGCGCGGTGAACTGCTGCGGGTCAAAGCCGGCAACAGGTGCAGCAGTTGATTTGGAGGCTAGGAAGTCTTGGTAGGTCATAGGCCAGTGCAGGCTGTGCAACCGTAGCTCCACAGGCTACGATGCGTCAAGCACCCAGCTAGAAGCCATGCAGCTTTGCCGACCATTCAGCCTTCGCCTAAGCCCAGGCCTACTGCAATGGCTAGACACTTGGCGTGGTGACCGCATGTCGCGCGGCACTGCCATCAGGCTTTTGCTGCAGCAGGTCATGGAGCAGCAGGCCAGCCGATGACCCTTGCTGAAGAACTCGCGCGCCTACCCGATGACTGGGGGTATGTCGCTGTTGATGGCCAGAAGCGCCCGTACCAGCCGGCATGGCAAGACAACCCACTTAATAAGGATTCGCTGCTAGCCGAGCTGAGCAATGGCCGCGCACGTGCCATTGGTGTTTGCTGCGGTGTGCCATCTGGTGGCCTGTTGTTTTTGGATCACGATGGCAAGTCAGCCACCACGCTGCTAGCCGAGTGGGATTTGCCGCTGTCATCCCTACCGCGCAGTTGGGTCGTCAAGTCAGGCCGTGATGGCCGGATGCAGATCATCTACCGCGTACCCGAGCAGTACTGGGATGCCATCGCCACACGCAAATACAAGACTGGCGTAATTGACGACGACGGCAAAGCTGAGCAAATAGAACTGCGCTGGAATGGTTGCCAGTCGGTAGTGGCCGGCGCACACCCGCAAACCAGCGGCTATTACTGGGTGCCAGGCCATGGGCCAGGCGAGCGCGACATCGCAGAAGCGCCTATTGGGTTAATCGAGCGGATGCTCAAACCGCAGCCACAGCCAGTGCGCGCCGAGTTAGTCCAGCTGCCTGACCCGCAGGCCGATACGGATCGCGCGCGGTCATACCTAGCCGCATTGAATGCCAGCCGCGCTGATGACTATGACGACTGGCTAGCGGTTGGCATGTCACTTCACAGCGTTGGCGATGACGGCCTTCTCGATCAATGGGAGCAGTGGTCTGCGCAGTCCACTAAGCACAAGCCCAGCGATTGCCAACGCAAGTGGCAGAGCTTTAAGAAATCCGGCATCACCCTTGGCACCCTTGGTGACATGGCCAAGAAAGACGGCTGGCGTAGCGCCAGTCCAGCGCGGCGTGCGGTTGGTGGCCGCACCGTTGAGCCGGAGCAGCAGGCTGGTGGCCGCGCGCCAGTTGGCGGCAAACCGGAGAAGTTAGAAGCTGCCGAGCTGCTGGAATACCTGCGCTGCAGCGCCGGTGATATCCGTCTCAATATCTTTACCCAACAGATCGAGGTTGATAACAAAGTGATCGAAGGCGTTGACCGCTATTACCTCAAGCTGGCAGAGCGTGGTTACAAGGTCGGCAAGGAGTTAGCCATTGACTGCTTGGTCCAAGTGGCAAGCGAAAAGCCATACGACCCGGTGCGGCTTTACCTAGAGCACTGCGCCGAACACGTTGAACCGACCTACATCGACCGCCTAGCTACTGCCTACCTACGGCCGTGCGATGCGGCGCTGCCGGAACCAACCATTTACGACGAGATGCTTAAGCGCACATTGATCGGTGCTGTAGCGCGTGCCTTTAACCCTGGCTGCAAGCATGACACCGCCTGCGTGTTAATGGGTGATCAAGGTGCTTACAAGTCCAGCTTTTGGGGTTGCCTAGGTGGTCCATTCTTCTCGGATGCACTTGGTGATATCTCAACCAAGGATGACGTAATGGTGCTCCATCGATCGTGGATGATGGAATGGGCAGAGTTAGATCACATCACAGGTAGGCGGCACGCCGGACAGGTAAAAGCCTTTCTTTCGCAGGCTATTGATCTAATGCGTGTGCCCTATGGCAAGGAGGTTGAGTCATTCCCAAGGCGTGGCATCATCGTTGGCACAACTAACAAAACCACTGGATTTTTGGTTGATGAAACTGGCAACCGCCGCTTCTGGGTTATCCCGACCACTAAGACGCAGCAGGACCAGATTGATACCGCTTCGCTGATGCTTGAGCGCGATGCGATTTGGTCCGCTGTTGTACATGCTTACAGGGCAGGTGAAACCAACCGACTACCTGTTGAGATGGAGGTTCGCGTTACCGAAGAGAACGACAACTACGTCATTGACTCACCGTGGCATAGTGCCATTGAGGAATACCTTGCCCGCAGGCGTTCTAGTGATGTGCTCACGATTGAGGACGTTCTTATTCACGGAATCAAAAAACCACTGGACCGGCAAAACCGCTCGGACCAGATGCAGGTGGCCGCGATTCTCAAGGATCTTGGGTTGGTCCGTAAACGAGAGGCAACAGGCAAGAGGCGCTGGCACTACGCCCCGTCCTAAGTGGGTGCGGACGGCGAGATCGCAGGCTGCGACTGGGTTTTGAGCCGTCCTATCCCCGTCTGGTCCTACATAGGGTTCAAGAGTTTCCTAATCCCCCTCCCCCTCCCCCTCTTTATCCTATTTTATTAAGAGGTTAGGACGGTAGGACGGTAGGACAAATCCAGTGGCCGCAAGGCGTCTCACCGTCCAAACCCCTGAAATGCGGTTAGGACGCCGGTTTTTGCTTACGCTCAGCACTCACCCATGGACCAAATGCAAGAAACCAAAGTCCGTTTCCAACCCGATGACCTCGCTGCATTGGATCAGCAAGCTGCAGCGTTAGGCACCAGCCGCGCACAGCTGATCCGGGATCGTGCCTTGACCAGTGGGGTTGCACGGTTGACCACAGCCGACTACCATCGCCTCGTGTCTGGGGCTGCTGCGCACATGCGCGGTGATCTGTCCCACCGACACGTTGAGCATCTCGTTGCGTATGTCATCACAAGACTCGATCAGCATTCCCGCCAAGCAGTCGCCGGTGATCAACCGGCTGTCTGACGCCATCACCCAGGCTTACGCCTACGCTCGCGCCATCCGCGACAACGCCCAAGACGACAGCCAGCCGATCCCCTTGGAATTGGTCATGTCATTTCAGGCTGATTTCGACAATCTCATCCAAATCCTTTCCGAAGCTGCTGCACAATGAAATTCACCTGCTCACAGTCCGACCTGTCCCATGCCCTACGCGCTGTATCCCGCGCTGTAGGCACCGGACGCTCCGGCCATCCGATCCTTGCTGGTGTGCTGCTAGCCGCTGATGCAGGCAGCGTCCGCGTTACCGCCTACGACTTGGACCTCGGCATCAGCACCGCCATTGCGGCTGCAGTGGACACCACCGGCGCGTGCGTGGTGCCGCATCGCCTGCTAGCGGACATCACAGGCCGTCTGGACGCCTCTGAGGCGCTGTCGCTGGCCGTGGACGGTACGCGCGTCACGCTGACCGCTGCAGGCGGCTCCTACAGCCTCTCCGTGGCCTCTGCGGAGGATTTCCCTGCATTGCCTGTGGTGGATGCTGCTGCAGGCGCTGCTGTGGACCTCTCAGCGCCATTGGCGGCGGTATTGCCTGCTGCATCCACCGATGCGTCCAAGCAGCTGCTGACTGGTGTGCATCTCGTCATCGCAGACGGTGCCATGCGCCTTGAGGCCACAGACGGTCATCGCCTTGCCGTCCGTACCGCCGACACCGATGCCGCAGATCTTGACATCGTGCTCCCAGCGCGTACCCTGCAGCAAATCCGTCAGCCGGCCACCATCACCGCCGACAAGCATCAGGCCGCCATCGCCCTAGCCGATGGCACCATGGTCGTCTCGCGGTTACTGGATGGCACCTACCCGAACGTGCAGCAGCTCATTCCTGCCAGTTATGAGCACACAGCCGTCGTAGACCGCCTCGCCATGCTGTCTGCGCTGGAGCGGGTTGCAGTCATTGCCGACAGCCATAACAGCGTCGTGAAGCTCACTGCCAAATCAAAGCGGCTAACCATTGCCGCTGAAGCTGAGGCCAACAGCGGGTCTGAGTCCATTGCCATGGATGGCACCCTGCCAACCCTTGCCTTTAACGTGCATTACCTCATTGATGCGTTCAAGCATCTAAGCGGTGATACTGCTACCATCAGCGGCAACACCTCAACTACTCCTGTAGTATTTGAGCCTGGCCTTACACTGGTAATGCCAGTTCAGGTACGCTGATCACATGGCACGCAAATGTAACAACACCGAGTCAGAACAGCGTACACATGCTGTTTACGACCTACTTTTGCGTGCCAATAGCAGAACGCAAATTATTCAATTTGCAGCGCAAACCTGGGGGATTGGCGATCGTCAAGTTGATGTTTACATCGCTCGCGCTCGCCAACTTATGGCACTTGATGCTGAACTTGCGCGTCCGCAATGGATGGAAGCTGCTTTAGCGCGGCTGCAAGAATATGAGCGCCGCGCGTCAGATAAGGACCAACTCAATACTGCATTGATTGCGCTGGATAAGCAGGCAAGATTGCTGCGATTTGAGTTGTCGTGAGCATTGCCACCGGCATCTGCGAAGATGTGCCGTTGCTCAGCTTCATGGAGATGCCAACGGCAGAGCACACTGACGACCTACTAGACCGCATCCGCAACGACCTGCACCCAGGGCAGCTTGCATTTGTAGATGACACTGCCACGCAGATCATTGGCATCAGCGCTGGTTACGGTGCTGGCAAGACCCGTGCGCTGTGCGCCAAGGCGGTAATGCTGGCCGCGGCCAATCAAGGGTTTATCGGCGCCGTGATGGAGCCGACCGGCCCGCTGATTCGCGACATCTGGCAGAACGACTTCGAGCAATTCTTGGAGGCGTACGACATCCCCTACACCTTCCGCGCTAGCCCGTTGCCGGAGTACATGCTGCACCTGCCAGGCGGTGACACCAAGATCCTGTGCCGATCCTTTGAAAATTGGTCACGAATCATCGGCTTGAACCTTGCATGGGTGCTGGCTGATGAGATTGACACCGTCACGCCGGCCATTGCTAACAAGGCATTTCCTAAGATCCTCGGCCGCCTACGCGCTGGCAATGTCCGCCAGTTTGGCGCCGCTAGCACTCCAGAGGGATTCCGTTGGATGTGGAATACCTTTGGCAGTGAAGAGGCGCATGGCCGCGAGGATCGCAAGCTGATCAAAATGCGGTCAGTGGATAACCCACACCTGCCGCCGGACTTCATTGAGCGCCTGCAGGCCAACTACGACCCGACCATGTTGCGGGCGTACCTAGATGGTGATTTCGTAAACCTCACCACTGGCACCATCTACGACCGCTTTGATCGTGTCAAGCATGTCACCACGCAACTGCCCAACCTTGACCGTGAACCCTTGCGGATTGGCGTTGACTTTAACGTTGGCAACATGTCAGCCATTATCGGCGTGCGCATTGCTGATCGGCTGTTAGTCATTGATGAAATCTCAGGCGCGCATGACACCGATGCACTTGCCCAGGAGATCAAGGCGCGTTATCCCGACCGGCGCATTTACGTCTACCCAGATGCCAGTGGCGGCAACCGCAGCACCAATGCAGCGCAGACAGACATCCAGATCCTTGAGTCGTATGGCATGTCTAACCAGTCGCCGCGCGCTAATCCTCCCGTCCGCGATCGCGTGGCTGCTGTTCAAGCTTTGCTGGAAAACGGCAAAGGCCAAGTGAGGCTGCAGGTGTCAGAAACTTGCAAGCGGCTCATCGAATGCCTCGAGCTGCAGTGCTACACCGAAAAGGGCGACCCGGACAAGGATGCCGGCCATGACCACATGAACGATGCGCTTGGCTACCTGATCTGGCGTGAGTTCAACCCACTGCATGCAGGCGCTGGCCGAAGTACTGGCATTAGGCTATACTAAATCCGCCTTCCATTAACTACAGCTAATGCTGATCGGCGCTGAACTACTGTCGAAAGTCAAAGAATCTGCTCACCTGAACAAGACCGAACTGGTCCGCGAGTGCGGCTACATCAAAGGCGACAAGCTTTGCTTTACTGCCTTTTACGAGGCACTGCTAGAAGCCAAGGGCATCGCGCTGACCGGTTCCAAAAAGGCTGGCCGTACCCTTACCTACAAGACCAAGGTGCAGTTCAACGGCAAGCTATCCATTGGTGCTGGCTACGTCGCAGAGATGGGTTTCAACCCTGGCGATGAGTTTGAAATTAAGGTAAGCAAGAACAGCGTTACACTGACTGCAGCTTGACGTAGGACATGTACACGGGTTTTAACTACTACGACCGGCCTACGGCAGAGCGTAAGGTCACCCGTGTGCAGGATGCAAATTCTGCGTGGTACGCGCAGGAAGCGCATTGGATCCTAATTGAAGACCTACTGCAGGGCACCTACGGGATGCGTAAAAAGCATCGCCGATATCTGCCGCAGGAGCCGCGCGAGCTAGACGAGTCTTACGACAACCGGCTAGCTCGTAGCGTGTGCCCACCGTACTATCAACGCCTAGAACGGCTGCTAGCGGGGATGCTGACCCGTAAGCCGGTGCGGTTGATTGATACCAGTGACACCATCCGCGAGCAGCTGTTTGACGTAGACCTCCAAGGCAATGACCTAAACGTGTGGACTTATGAAACCGCACGCAAGATGGTGCGGTACGGCCACATTGGCACGCTGGTAGATGCACCAGCAGATGGAGGCAGGCCGTATTGGGTGACGTACACGCCACGCGACATCCTCGGCTGGCGCACTGAAGCAAAGGAAGGCAAGCAGCAGCTCACTATGCTGCGGTTGCAAGAGTTTGCCAGCGTGCCTGATGGCGAGTACGGCGAAAAAGTAGTGCAGCAGGTGCGTGTGCTAACGCCTGGCGAGTACCAGATCCACCAGAAGGATGACAAGGGCGACTTTCGTATCATTGACGAGGGGCGTACCAGCTTGAGTGAGATTCCGTTTTCAGTTGCTTATTCCAACCGTGTTGCCTATTTAGAATCCAAGCCGCCATTGGAGGACATTGCAGAGCTAAACCTAAAGACCTATCAGATCCAGTCCGACCTAGATAACCAGCTGCATATCTCTGCAGTGCCAATGCTGGCGTTTTACGGTTTCCCGTCAAGCGCTGAGGAAGTATCCGCTGGCCCCGGCGAGGCTATTGCATTTCCAGCCGAAGGCCGCGCAGAATACATTGAGCCCGGTGGTACTAGCTTCCAATATCAATTCCAGCGGCTAGAGCAACTTGCCGGGCAGATCAACGAGTTGGGCCTATCGGCAGTCCTCGGCCAGAAGTTGACGGCTGAAACCGCAGAGGCAAAGCGCATCAACCGCAGTCAAGGTGACAGCACCATGATGGTGATTGCGCAAAATATGCAGGATATGATCGACAACTCGTTGCAGTTTCATGCGCAGTACCTCGGCCAAAATGAGGCTGCCGGTAGCTGCCATGTCAATCGTGACTTTATGGGTACAAGGCTTGACCCACAAGAGATTTCAAGCCTGCTGCAGCTTTACACTGCTGGCACCATCACCCAAGAAACGTTCTTACAGCAACTGTCTGACGGGGAAGTGTTAGGTGATGACTTTGACGTTGAACAAGAACTGGAGGCTACAGCAAATGCGGGAATGGGCCTACAACCTGCTGGAAAGGATGACAGACTGGCTAGTGGATCTGATGATAATGATCGAACCGAAGAGACCACGCCGCCAAGAGCTTGATTATCACGTCAGCGAATTACCAGAAGAAATCCTGGCCATCATCCGCATTAGCTGGTACAAAGATGGCAAGCCTGATGCAATTAACGAGGTCGTACTAATGGAAGACGGCCAAGATGGTTACGATGCCTTTGCGCAAGTGGTAACTGATGCGCTGCAACATGGCGCCAACTTAAGCATCCGCTCGGGCTATAGCGCAACAGACTTGGGCATCATGCAATGACAGTACCAGCCACCCTGTACCGCAACGCGATTGACCTTAATCGCTACAGCAATAGCGTGGCGCGGCGTGTTATCAATGCCTACAACGACATCATTATTGATGCCACCAACCAACTGCGTACTATTGATGAGCTAGCTGCACCGGTTAAGGCTGCCAGGCTACGGGCAATCTTGGCGCAACTTAAGGATTCACTTGCAACATGGGCTGGTGATGCAACAGAGCTGACAGCAATCGAGTTGCAGGGCTTAGCTGAGCTGCAATCTGAGTTTGTTACCGAGCAACTATCGCGTGCATTACCAGCTGGTGCGCGTACTGCAGTCAATACCGTTGAGATCAGCCCACAATTTGCGCAGTCAGTAGTAACGACTGATCCGACTCAGATCAATGTGGTTGCCTTGTCGGATGACTTATTTGCAGCAGTGCAGGGCGCACCGCAAACATTCAGCCTTACCGCTGCGCAGGGCGCCACCATCACGCTGCCCAATGGCGAGGTAATCAGCAAAGCATTCCGTGGTATTGCTGTTGATCAGGCTGAGCGCTTTTCGCAGGTGGTGCGGCAGGGTTTGCTGACTGGCGAAACCACACCAGATATTGCCAAGCGGTTGATTGGCAGCTTGCAGTTTGGCGAGCAGGCCAAGACCGTTAAGCAGTTGGTAGCAGCAGGTGGCCAAGCCACTGCCGTGGCCGACAACCAAGTCATAGCCCTCGTTCGCACCAGCATTAACCAAGTGGCCAATACCGCCAGCCAACAGGTATACGAAGCCAATCAGGACATCACCAAAAAATACCGTTACATCGCCACGCTTGACACACGCACCAGTGCTATCTGCCGCGCGCTAGATGGCCGTGAGTTTGAGTACGGCAAAGGGCCGATGCCACCGCAGCACTTCAACTGCTTACCTGGCGATGCGCTCATAACGCCCTGTGGCCGGATTGCGGCGGCTTACCGTCGGCGTTATAAGGGCTTTCTCTACGTCATCAAAACTGCCGATGGTCACATAGTCAGAGTCACCCCAAATCATCCGATACTGACAAGTGCCGGCTGGCAGCCTGCTCAAAGCATCAATGTGGGTGATCAAGTTTTCAGCCGCTCGATCATTCCAAACGAACTCGTTCATGATTGCCAAGAAGGCGATGCTGTAGCCACTGCTGAGGATGTATTTGGTGCGTTCAGGGAATCGAGCACGGTGTTCGCCGTGGAAGTGCCAACCACCGCCCCAGACTTCCACGGCGACGCTTGGAGTGGTGGCCCAAGGGTCAATCTTGCAAAGCAAGTCGCAGTTGTACTTGCCGATCGGGAACTGCTGCTCACAGTCAATCCCGGCTTGCTTAAGACTTTGCTGAATCGTGGATTCCAAAGGGCCAATCCTGCGGCAGCGAGCGGCGGCCATTTTGACTTGGGCAGCCTCGCTATTAGGGCGGCCACGCTTGGCGGCATGAGCGGCAGCGGCCAACGCCTTGCGCTCGGCGGGGGTAGCGCGACCCATGCGAGCGAATTGCTGCTCGCTTCTGTTCCTGAGCTTGCGCCCGGATTCCATGATGAGGCGCTCTATGGGACGTGGCGAAACATTGAATTGATCGGCAATGCCGCGAACTCCGATGCCGTCGTCATAGGCGGCAATGATCAAGTCGATGTCCTTTGGGTTGGGCGGGAACCATTTAGCGGCCATGTCTACAACTTTGAAACAGAGAGCGGCACCTACTGGGCCGATGGCATCCTAACCCATAACTGCCGTTCTACTACGGTGCCCATCATTGACTCGGACATCCTGCCGCCATCAACTACTGCAACCCGTGCCAGTCAAGATGGCCAGGTGCCTATCAATCAAAGTTACGGCGAGTGGCTATCTAAGCAGCCGCGTAGCGTACAAGCCGAAGCCTTAGGCACGGAGCGCGTTGCATACTTCAACCGCCTTGCCGACAAGTACGGCCCAAAGGATGCCATTGCAAAGCTAGTGCGTGACGATGGCTCAGAGGTAACCTTGGATCAGCTCCGCAAACGATATGGACCTGCCAAGCCTTAGGCATTTTCAGAATGGCCTGATCATTAGCGATCCGGCAGAAGCCTTGGTAGGCGAGGCATGGGTGTCAGCGGTGTTATGCCAGCGGGAAGACGGCAGCCAGTATTGGGCAACGTCTGATATGGTTAAGCTGCCATCAGTAACCGAGTGGCGTAGTGGCGAAGAAACCAACCAAGGCGGACAAGAAAGTAGCCAAGGTGATGGGCGAGTACAAGCGGGGGACGCTCCAAAGCGGCAAACCCGGTCCCGGCAAGGGTCCAAAGGTAAAAAGCCGCAAGCAGGCAATAGCAATTGCCTTATCTGAAGCCGGCAAAACCCGCAAGAAAAAGTGATGGCTAAGAAACCCGGCCTTTACGCCAATATCCGCGCCAAGCGTGAGCGCATCGAGCGTGGCAGCGATGAACGCATGGCACGCAAGGGTGAAGCCGGCAGACCGACTGCTGCTGCATTCAAGGCCGCTGCTAAGACTGCCAAAAAGCGCCCCAAGCGTAAAGGCGTAAAGTAGAAGCGCAATCTATCCCTGCGGGATACGCATGTCCGACGAAAACCAGACCCAGGAGCCTGCGGCAACTGGTAATACTGAAATGCTGCAACGTAGCGTTGAAGCACTTGAACGCAAGAATCAAGAGCTAATTGCTGAACTGCGGTCAGCCAAGAAAACACCGAAGCTGCCCGATGGCGTCAACATCGATGAGCTGCTCGACTTCAAGCGTAAAGCCGAACAAGCCGAACTTGAGCAGCAAGGTAAATACTCCGAAGCAAGGCAAGCTTTGGAGCAACAGTTCCGTGAGGCGACGGCGCAGAAGGACCAGCGCATTGCAGAACTTGAATCCCGCGTCCGCGAGTTGGAATTGGTCACGCCAGCCGTAACGGCATTGGCGGATATCGTGCATGATCCGGACCTCGTGCTCAAAACCAAGCTGAGCAGTGACCAGATCGAACGCGACCCCGATGGCACGGTTGTTGTCGTTGACGGCTACCAGCGCACGCCTGTAGGCGAATGGGCCAAGACATTGCCCGCCTGGATGCAAAAGCAACCCAAGCCCCAAGGCAGCGGCGCACCATCTAGCCGCAGCGGTAGTGACATGCCACTAGGTACTAAAAACCCGTTCGCGCCGGAGTCATTCAACCTGACCGAACAATCACGACTGTTCCGCACGGATCGTGAGATGTACAACCGATTAAAAGCTGCGGCAGGACGTTAATATATTTGCAACCGGCTGCGCTGGTGATCGGGCTGCGCCCACACCGTTAACATCAATCCCCTGAGGTTTCATCATGGCGACTCTTCGCTCTGATGTCATCATCCCCGAGATTTTCACGCCTTACGTCATTGAGCAAACCACCCTGCGTGATGCCTTCCTGGCATCCGGTGTGGTGCAGCCCATGGCTGAGCTGAACGCTACCGAGGGTGGTGACTACATCAACGTCCCCTTCTGGAAGGCCAACCTGTCCGGCGACTTTGAAGTGCTGTCTGACAGCACCTCGCTGACGCCTGGCAAAATCACCGCTGACAAGCAAGTCGGCGTGATCCTGCACCGTGGCCGCGCCTTTGAGGCTCGTGACCTGGCTGCCCTTGCCGCCGGCGCTGACCCCATGGCTGCCATCGGCGCCAAGGTTGCCTCGTATGTGGCCAACCAACGGCAGAAAGATCTGATCAAATGCCTCGAAGGCGTGTTTGGCGGTCTGACCTCCAACACCGGCGCTGCATTTGCTCCGCTGTCGTTTGACCTGAGCGGCATGACTGCCCTTGGCCCCCGTCAGGTGGCTAAGGCTCGTGCGCTGCTGGGTGACCAAGGCGACAAGCTGACTGCTGTTGCCATGCACTCTGCGGTCTACTACGACCTCGTCGAGCGCAAGGCCATTGACTACGTGACCGCGACTGACGCTCGGTTCACTGCCGACAGCGCCATGCCCGACGCCTTTGGCGGCAGCATCGCTGGTGCTTACGGCGGCGACAACTCCGTGCCGACCTACATGGGTCTGCGCGTGATCGTGTCTGACGACCTGGTGCCTACCAGCACCAACTACCCCGTCTATTTCTTCACCCAAGGCGCAATCGCCAGCGGTGAGCAAATGGCAATGCAGACCGAAACCGACCGTGACATCCTCGCCAAGAGCGATGCCATGTCCATCGACCTGCACTACTGCTACCACCCTGTGGGTGCTAAGTGGACCGTTGGTACTACCAACCCCACTCAAGCGCAGCTTGCCACCATCGGCAACTGGACGAAGGTGTACGAAACCAAGAACCTGGGCATCGTACGTGGTACCGTAACTTCTAACTTCTGAGGTAACTAACCATGGCCCAACCTTCCCAGTTTGAACTCAGCACCGAGCAGTATTTCGTTGCTACTCACTACATCGCCGGCACCGTGGCAGATGTCCAATTCTGGACAGCTCCCGTGAAGTGCGAAGTGGTAGCAGTGCGTGAAATTCACGTTACTGCTGGCACCGATGGCAGCGCTGTCACCGGCACGATCCGCAGGTGCCAAGGCACTGAAGCGGCAACGGCTGGCGATGACCTGCTTAGCACCACCATCAACCTCAAGGGCACTGCTCTTACCGAGCAGGCTCCTGCCCTGACCACCACCACTGCTGACCTCGTTCTTGAGGCTGGCAACCGGCTGTCGCTGGACGTTACTGGCACCACCACCGCCCTGGCTGGTGTAATCCTGACCGTGCTGCTTAAGCGCGCCTGATGGGGCTGTTCGCTTTCCGGCGACTGCGTGAACAGGAGGCTGCCTCTTCGGAGGTGGCCTTTCTTTCTATGGCAGAGCCAATGCCTACACTAGATGTAACGGAGCCTGCAGATGGCGATCACGATCATCGCAACACCAAACGCGGCAGACGCAAACTCGTATCTGACGCTGGCTGATGCACAGGCCATCATTGATGGCATGGTGCTAGATGCTGATGCAACAGCATGGGCTGCCGCAATCACGGACAACAAAAACCGTGCGTTGTATTCCGCTGCGCAGAGGTTAGATCGTGAACGTTATCTTGGTGCTCGCTCTACTGATACCCAATCAATGCAGTGGCCGCGAACTGGTGTTCGCAAGCCCGATACCTACATCAATACCTACGCGGTTGGTTTTCCGTTTCGCATCACCACCGACTACTTTGACGATACGGAAATTCCCGATCAGATCAAACGCGCGCAGGTGGTGCTGGCCGTTTACCTTAACAACAACCCAGACGGCCTTGGCCTTAGCGGGTTGGAAGACTACAAGAACGTAAAAATCGGCAGCCTTGACGTAACGCCTAACCTTGGCTACGGCGCTGTCGGCGTGGATAAGGTGCCGCCGCTCATGGAACGTTACCTTACCGGCCTTAGAATTAGTGGACCGGGCAACGTTGCAATTCGCCGGAGCTGACCATGGATCGCGCCTACAGCATCGGCTTTGAATACATTGATGACACAGCTGCGCATACTGGCCGCTTCTGGCAGCTCTATGCACTTGCTGATGCGGTAATTGCTAGTGCAGTAATCGAAAACCAAACCGGAAATACATTTGCCAGCGTGCCGCTTAAAGCTGGCGATAGCGTCGCTGGTGTTTTTACTAGCGTCACATTGGCAAGCGGCAAAATCGTTGCGTATAAAGTCTGATGGCATACGTTCTTCCTGGTGGTGGTGATGCGTTCCCTAGGCAGGGACTTGATATCCCAACGCATGATGCCATCGTCAACACCTACGATGGCGCAAATAACCTGCTGACTGCAACGTATAAGCGTGGCGGCACAAGCGGCAAGACCGTGGCAGTGCTGACAATGACTTACGACGGCAACAACAACATGCTTACCGTTGTTCGGAGTTGACGGATGGCATTCAAGCTAAACCCGTTCACCAGTCAGCTTGATACTGTCCGCAATCAAATGCTGTGGGGGTCGTTTTACGACACAACACAGCAAATTGCAACAGCAGCCAATACGGCATACTCTGTCGGCATTAACTCAACAGATCCAGACAGCCAAGGCATCAGCATTGCTAGCGGGTCGCGCATTACATTCTCCCGTGCTGGTGTTTACAGCATTACTTATTCGGTCCAGTTTGTAAATACCAGTACATCAATTCACGATGTCAACATTTGGCTGCGCAAAAACGACAGCGGCACTAGCGGTGACGTACCTGCATCGGATAGCAAGTTTAGCGTTATCTCAAGTCATGGCGGCGTTGATGGTTTTATTATTGGATGCGTGAACTACGTTCTAAAACTTGCTGCTAATGACTACTTGGAACTAATTTGGTCTACCACTAACGTTGCCACCAGCATCCAATCGCTGCCATCGTCGCCCTCAGGGCCAGCGCATCCTTCTATCCCTGGCATTATCCTTACAGCAGTGCAGGTTGCCTAATGTCTTTAGCCAGTCCGCTACGAAAGGTCGCTAGCAAGCTGATGGCTAAGTTTGGCGGTGTTGCAACCATTCGCCGCGTCGCAACTGGCGTTTATAACCCCACCACCGGCACTGTTAGCGAAACAACCGCTGATACCGCAGTGCGTGGCGTACTGGAAGATGTCAACGTGCGTGAGGTCAATGACCTCATCCAAGCTGGTGACAAGCGGCTGATCGTTGCAGCGGCTGATGTAGCCAGCGCGCCGACAACAGCTGATCGCGTGTTGATTGCAGCAGTTGCGCATCAGGTAATTCAGGTGCGCACCATTGAGCAAGACAACACAGCCATCACTTACGAGCTAATCCTGAGGGTCTAATGGCACGTACCATCCGCGTTGGCGATATTGGCGATTACGCCAGCCAGCAGATGGAAAAGCTGCTACGTGCTTCAGTCTTGGAAACCGACAGATTGCTAAAGCAGGCCAGTCCGGTAGACACCGGACGATTTCGCGTTAGCTGGCAGGTAGGTGAGAATGCAGCGCCTGGCGGCATTGCGCCAGAGGGCAACTACAGCGGCATCCCACCGTTGTCCCGCATTGGCTACAGCCAAGAGCAGGTAGGCAACGTCTATTCAGTTCACAACAACCTGCCATACGCTGAGTCATTGGCAAACGGGCACAGCAGGCAAACTGCTGGCGCTCAAGGCGGGCAGGCCGGCTGGATTCAGGGCATTGCCAAGGATGTACAGGGCCGCGTCAGAATTGCAGCAGACAGGATCGGCAGGGAATCATGAGCAGCACGATTAACGACGTTCGGGCTGCCATTGAGGGTCGCATTGCCGCCGAATTTACTGCTGCGCCAACCTATCGGGTCAGCTATCAAAACGTGCCATTTGCGCCACCCAACAATGCACCATGGCTGCAGGCGTTCATTCGCTTTGGTGACAATGCCTATGCCACGCTGCTGCCAACGGGCAGCGCAGGCTTCAACAGGCACAATGGCACGTTGGTAGTAAATGTGTTTACGCCAGTCGGCGCTGGCACGGCAGCTAATTTCACCATTGCCGAGCGCGTTAAGGATTTGTTTGATCGCGCTAAATTCAGCGGCATCATTTTTGATCCGATCTCAGGGCCAACGCAAGTAACGCCTGCTGCACCAGAGCCCTACTATCAAACGCAGTTAACCGCAACGTTTGAAGCCTATTTAGACTGAGCGCAGCCACTACCGTTCACAACATGGCTGTTACTGTTCTGTCCGGTACGTCCGGCGCCCTCTACTACAAACCTGCTGGCACCACCGGTTCGTTTCCGGAATCTGGCGTTGATGCTGGCACTGACACCATCACCATTCAGCAGTACCTCAACCTGAAGCCCGGAGACCCGGTGAAATTCCGCGTCATCAACAGCCAAACCGGAGGATCCGGCACCGGCACGCTGCCTGCCCCCATCTCAGCTGCCACCACCTACTACGTGCTCAGCTACACGGCCGCCAGTGGTGCGCTGACGGTTTCCACTGCCGCTGGTGGCACTATTCTGGCCATCACCGATGATGGCACCGCTGTAGCACCCAACGAGTTTGAGGTGTACTACGCCGATTACGCCGCCGTCGGCCAGGTGCAGTCCTGGAGCTTCGAAATCTCACGCTCCGAGATCGACGTTACCACCATCGGCCAAACCGCTGGGCAGTATGCACCCTTCCGTGCTTACATCCCTGGCTTTGCTGATGGCAATGGCACTGCTACCGTCTACGTAACCAACGAAGACGCAGCGCTGTCTAACCGCATGGTGGAAGACGTGCTGCAGCGTCAGCAAGTTGGCTGCGCTTTCCGGTTGTACACCGACAAGGGCACTACTGAAGCGCTCAGCCGCAGCATCTCTATGGATGCTGTACTGACCTCGGCCAGCCTAAGCGTCAACCCGGACGATGCTCAGCAGGTGGAAATTGCCTTCCGTCCGGCTGGTGTGCCTACTTTTGACTTCAGCACTTCTGCTTGATAGTTGAACGGCCCTAGCTTATGCTGGGGCCACTTACACCTATTTCATGGCATCATCCGCGCTCGCACGCCTCAAGAAAGCAGCCAACCTGAATCCAGTCAAACGGGCTGTAACTCTGAATGATGGCAGCGTGTTTGAATTTTATTCCGCGCCATTGACCATGGCCGAACGCGAGCGCGCGCAAAAGATGCCTGGCGGTGATGACACCAATGGATTTGCCTTGAATCTGCTGGTTATCAAGGCAACGGACGACACCGGCAAGCGGTTGTTTGCTGCTGGTGAGATTGCCGAGCTTAAGGAAGAAGTGTTAGATGCCGACCTGCAAGGCATGATGCTGGCAATCATTACTAATCCAGAAGAGGAAGAGATCGACATGAAAAGCACTCAAGCGTGATCTAAGTAAAGATAGCTTGTTGCTTCTACAGCTTGGCGTGGCCAAAGAGCTGGGCTATAGTTTGGCGCGGCTAAATCAGGAAGTGACGCTAGAAGAGTTGCTCATTTGGAGCAGTTACTTTGAGCTTCAAAACGAAGAGCAGGAGCGTAGAATGAAGCAAAGGCGGTAGGGTAGCGCTGTGTCTGTCGTCGCTAATGTTGCGATTAACGTTGACAGCCGCAATGCTGTCAGCAAGCTGCGTGAGGTGCAGTCACAGGCCGGTGCTACCGAGCGGGCATTTAACGGCGTTGCAGCAGCAGCAGGCAAGCTTGCGCTTGCCCTTGGTGCATTGCAGGCGTTTAAGTTTGTCTTTGCCAAGACCGCAGAACTTGAAAGCCAAACCCGCAGCCTTGAGGTACTGACTGGCAGCGCAGAGAAAGCCGGCAAGATCATTAAGGAGTTGCAGCAGCTTGGTGCGGTAACGCCATTCACTAGCACCGAGCTAATTGATTCAGCCAAGCGGCTGCAAGCGTTTGGCGTTGAAGCTGACAAGGTTGTAGAAACCACTAAGCGGCTGGCTGATGTTAGTGGCGCCACTGGTGCTGAGCTGCAGGGCTTAGTGACTGCCTACGGCCAAGTACAGGCCAAGGGCAGGTTGCAAGGTGAAGATCTGCTGCAGTTCCAAGAGCGTGGCGTCGCGCTGCAGGAAGAACTGCGCAAGATGTACGGGCTATCTGGAGAAGAGTTCCAAAAGGCGCTAGAGAAGGGGCGCATAGGGTCTGAAGCGGTAGAGGTTGCAATAAAACGCCTCACCGAGGCAGGCGGCAAATACGCGAATGGCGCTATTGCTCAGAGTGATACCCTAAACGGACGGTTATCAACGCTGCAGGATTCAATACAAGTATTGGCGCAAACTATCGGCAAAACCCTAGCACCAGTTTTTCAGTGGGCGTTGACCCAAGCAACGGCAGTAGTCAGTGAAATACAGCGACTGCTGGATGAGGCCAATAATACTGGTGGCGCTAGGGGACGCGAAATTCAATTTGCTCGAAATGCCGATGCAGCGGTGCGAGCCATGGGGCTTAATCCGTTTACTCAACAAGGAATGATGGCTGACATGCGTCAGCGGAATATTGAGCAGCAGCGGGCGGACTATCGCTTGCGTCAACAAGGAACAAGGACTCCATCCGCCCCAATCCCTGCCGGCGTGCCTCCCTTGCTGGGCGCCACAGTGGGCGCCACAGTGGGCGGCGGCGGTGGTGCTAGCAAAGCAGCCAACGAAGCAAAGCGCGCGGCTGAAGCTGCCAAAAAAGAAGCGGAACGAGTAGCGGAAGTGATTCGCGCGCGATTGGCAGAAGCTGGGATAATTCGCGCCAAATCCGAGCTACAAGATAAAATTGCAGCCGCAGAAATTGCGCAAGACTCAATGCTGGTCGCTCGGCTTCAAGGCCAGCAGCGCGCATTGGATCTGCAGTATCAGTATGCGCAACAGTTGGTTCAAGAAACAAACAAAGAAGCAGAAAAGGCAATCATTTTTGAACGGCAAACTGCGTTAGTCGCCAACCAGCGCGAAGTCCAGCGCACGTTAAACGAGCTGCAGGCCAAGGCCGACCAAGATCGCCTCAATGCCTTGCAAAAGGTTATTGAACAACAATACAAATTGAACACAGGGGTGCAGCAACAATTGCAGCTTGCGGATGGCATTGCTAACACCTTGGGCCAAGGCGTTGGCTCTGCATTTGATGCGTTGATCGCTGGCTCTGAAAGCTGGGGCGCAAGCCTAAAGCAAATTGCATCTGGCGTCTTAATTGATATCGCCAAACAACTGCTGCAGATCTTTGTTATTGAGCAGGCCATCAATGCAATTCGCAATGTGCTTACGCCATTCAGCGCTGCCACACCATTAGGCGCTGGTGGCGGCAAGATTGGCAAGTTTGGCACTTTGGGGCCTAACTATGGCATCCCGCAACGCGCCAATGGCGGCCCGGTCACCAGTGGTTCCCCCTACATCGTCGGCGAACGCGGCCCCGAGCTGTTCGTCCCAGGCCGCAGCGGCACCATCGTCCCTAATGACAAGATGGGCGGCGGCAGCTCCACCAACGTCGTGGTGAACGTTGATGCCAGCGGCAGTAAAGTAGAGGGCAACGACCAACAGGGCAACCAGCTGGGGCGCGTCATTGCCGCTGCCGTCCAGCAGGAACTCATCAAACAAAAACGCCCAGGAGGCTTGCTGGTGTAATGGCCACCTTTCCTAACTACAAGCCAACGTATTCGGCGACCAAGAGCAGCCAGCCAAAAATCCGCACCACACAGTTTGGTGACGGCTACCAGCAGCGCATCACCTTTGGTCTGCATCAAAACGCCAAAGAGTGGCGACTGTCCTTTAACGTCACCGACGAAGACGCCGACATTATCGAGGCATTCCTCGATGCTCGCGCTGCCGACGCCGCAAGTTTTGACTGGACACCACCAGACAGCAACACCTCCTACAAGTGGATTTGCCCAACCTGGACCCGTGAGCTGTTTGACTTTGAGCGCAGCAAGATTGACGTGACGTTCAATCAAGTATTCGAGCCATGACAGTCCCCGTTTCAGCCCTGCAAGAAATAGCACCCGGCGCGGTTATCGAGTTGTTTGAACTGGAGCTGAACGCGGCGCAGCACGGCATCAGTGAGATCCGCCGTTTTCACGCTGGCACCAGCCTTAACAACAATGGCGAGGTGGTATGGAACGGCAACAGCTACCAGCGCTTTCCAGTCGAAGCTGATGGCTTTGAATACAGCGGCAACGGTCAACTGCCGCGTCCAAAGATTCGCGTGAGCAACATCCTCAGCACCATCACGGCACTGCTGCTGACGCTGCCAGATGGCTTGGAGGGTGCCAAATTCACCCGCATCCGCACGCTGGCCCGCTACATCGATGCGGTCAACTTTCCCGGCGGCGTAAGCCCCTACAGCCCCGACCCCACAGCTGAGTTCCCACGCGAGATCTACTACGTCGATCGCAAGACGATTGAAAACCGCAACGTAGTGGAATTTGAATTGGCGGCAGCTTTTGACCTTGCTGGCGTCAGCGCACCAAAGCGGCAGTGCATCGCCAACATCTGCCAGTGGATCTACAAGTCCACCGAGTGCAGCTACAGCGGCGTGCTGCCCACCTGCCTCAAGACACTGACGGATTGCAAGGCTCATTTCGGCGCCACAGCTGAGTTGCCATTCGGCTCCTTTCCAGGCATTGGGACATACCTCGGATGACCTGGCGCACCACGGCACTTGAACACGCCCAGACCCAGGATCCCCGCGAGGCGTGCGGGTTGGTGGTCATCGTCAAAGGCCGTGAGCTGTATTGGCCTTGCCGCAATCTGAGCACCGGCACCGATCAGTTCATTCTCGACCCCGACGATTACGCCGCCGCAGAAGACAAGGGCGAAATTCTCGCAGTGGTGCATTCGCACCCGATGACACCACCTGTCCCAAGCCAGCCGGACCTGATGGGTTGCGAGGCCAGCGGCCTGCCGTGGTACATCGTCAACCCCAAGACCGAATCCTGGGGTGAGTGCCGACCATCCGGCTACCGCGCTCCACTGATCGGCAGGCAGTGGACATGGGGCATCAGCGACTGCTGGACATTGGCGCGTGACTGGTACGCAGAGCACAGCCTGCACCTCCCGGATTGGGAGCGCCCGCTAACGCCAGAGCATTTTGAAGCCACGCCGATGTTTGATGATTGCTGGCGTGAAGCCGGTTTCTGTGAACTGGAGGAAGAGGATGCACTACAAAAAGGCGACTTTCTGCTGATGAACATCAGTGGCTTAGGCTTAAACCACTGCGGCGTGTACATCGGCGACGGTATGCTGCTACACCACATTCGTGGGCGGCTCAGCAGCCGCGACCTTTATGGCGGCGGTGGTTGGCTGCAAAAATGCACAGGCCGTAGATTGCGACACCCGAAGTTCGTTACCATGGATGGAGGCTGAGCAGGGCCATGTTGCGTAAAATTCGCGTCTATGGCCAACTTGCCAAGTTCCTAGGGCAGCGCATATTTGAAGCGGATGTAGGCAGCGCAGCCGAAGCAGTTCGTTTTTTGGTAACCAACTTTCCAAAGCTGGAGCGCCACATGGCTGACCAGCACTACCGCGTGAGCGTGGGCAGTTACGACCTAGCGCTAGAGGAGATTCACGATCCAGCAGGTCAACAGGAAATCAAGGTAGTGCCGATACTTACCGGCGCAGGTGCAACGGGGCGCATTATCGCGGGGGTTGCATTGATCGCAGCTGCTTTTTTCACGGGTGGTGCAACTATCGGCTTGCTCGGTCTTGCGGCTCCCGTTGCTGTTAGCACAGTGCTAGCTGGCATTGGCGCAACTTTGGTGCTTGGCGGCGTCGCCCAGCTACTCACACCAACGCCAAAAATTAACTTACCAGGCACGCCGCAAGACAACAACGATCCACGCAAGTCCTACAGCTTCTCCGGCATCCAGCAGACCAGCCGGCAGGGCGTACCCGTTCCGATCGTCTACGGCGAGACACTGGTGGGCTCAGTGGTGATTTCGGCAGGCATCGACACAGTGCAGGTGTACGGCTGATGGCACGCATCTACGGCGCAGGCGGTGGCGGTGGTGGCAAAGGTGGCGGTGGAGCACAGTCGCAACCAGCGCCACGCACGCCTGTCACAGAAGGCGACAGCCTTAACTCCAAGCAATACGCCCAAGTCCTTGACCTGCTCAGCGAAGGCGAAATCCAAGGACTCAAAAACGGTTATCAGTCAATCTTTCTTGACAACACACCTTTACAGAATCCAAACGGCACCTACAACTTCCAAAACGTCACGATTGCCACGCGCAACGGCACTCAAAATCAAGCGTATATACCCGGCACCACCGACATTGAAGATGAAAAACCCGTTGGCGTTGAAGTGCAATACGGCGCCCCAGTTGTCAAAACAATTAGCGACACTTCCATAAACGCAGTACGCATCACCATTACAATCCCGCAACTACAGACTTTCACCAATGAAGGCGACGTACTGGGATCTCAAATCGGCCTGCGTATTTACGTCAACTACAACGGCGGCGGCGACACACTAGCCATAACCGATACCATCGTTGGTCGCACTGCCGATGCATACCAACGCGACTATCTAATCAATCTTGCGCCTGTTTATCCACTCACCATCAAAGTAGAACGGGACAGACCAGACAGCACAGACTCAAAAGTCGTCAATGCGTTCAACTGGACTTCCTACACAGAAATCGTTTATGGCAAATTGCGCTATCCCAACAGCGCTTTGGTCTGGCTGCGTGTTGATGCTGAGCAGTTCAACAGCATCCCATCACGCTCGTACCTAATTCGCGGTATCAAAGTACGCATCCCCAGCAATGCCACGGTCGATACCACTACAGGCAGGCTGATTTACGCAGGTATCTGGAACGGCACCTTTGGCGCCGCCCAGTGGTGTAGCGACCCGGCGTGGATCTTATGGGACCTGCTCACCGCACGCTACGGATTCGGGGATCACATTGAAGCCGCGCAACTTGATAAGTTCGCCTTCTACGCAGCCAGCCAGTATTGCTCCGAGCTGGTGCCCGACGGCTTCGGCGGACAAGAGCCTCGCTTTTCCTGCAACGTCAACATCCAAACCGCAGAAGATGCGTACAAGCTGATCAACGACATGTGCAGCGTTATGCGCTGTATGCCGTACTGGAGCACTGGCGCACTAACCATCAGCCAAGACAAGCCCGCTGATACCGCCTATCTGTTCACGCTGGCAAATGTCACTGAAGAGGGTTTCAGCTATCAAGGCGGCAGCCGCAAGACGCGGCCAACGGTTTGCGTTGTCAGCTACCTCGATCTGCAGTCGCGTGACATTGCCTACGAGGTAGTGGAAGACGCAGAGGCGATTCAGAAATACGGCGTTGTCAAAACTGAAATCAGCGCCTTCGCTTGCACCAGTCGCGGGCAGGCGTATCGCATCGGCGCATGGCTGCTGTACTCCGAGCGCTACGAGGGCCAAATCATCAGCTTTAGCGCTTCGATTGAAGCTGGCGTACTGGTACGTCCGGGTCAGATCATTGAGGTGGCGGATCCAGTCAAGGCTGGCGCTCGTCGCGGTGGCCGCATCTCTGCTGCAACAACCACTGCCATCACTGTTGATGACGCCACGGGCTTAACGGTGCCAGGGGCTGATCTATCAGTCATCCTGCCTAATGGCAGTGTCGAGACACGCAGCATTGCAGGCATCACAGGCAACGTCATCACAGTTGACACTGCCTTCTCCGTAACCCCCAATTCCAATAGTGTCTGGATCTACCAGACCAACGACATTGAAACCTCAACCTGGCGAGTGCTCAGCGTACAAGAGCAAGACGGCGCCACCTATGCCATCAGCGCCATTGCCTACAACGCCAGCAAGTACGACTACATCGAACGCGGCACAGCGCTAGAAGAACGCGACATTACCAATTTAAACGAACCAGCTGGCACACCTAGAGCACTTACATTTTCGGAGATTTTGTATGAAGAAACAGGGCAAGTCCTTTCCAAGCTCATTATTAGCTGGCTAGCACCTGTCAACGAACGCGGCCAAGTAAATGCCGTCGAATATCGCGTGCAGTGGCGCCGAAAAGACGGCAACTGGACACAGGGCACAGTCACCACGCAAGAGTACGTCATTTATGACACCGCACCAGGCGATTACGAAGTTCTTATTTATGGACTGAATGCCGGAAAGTTCCCCTCGGTAGTAGCAGCCCGACTAGATGTATCCGCACGCGGCAAACTAGCTGAGCCGGCTGGCGTACAAAATCTCACCCTTGAACAAATCAGCGCCAACTCAGCTCGGTTGCGCTGGGATGCCACAACTGACCTTGACGTAAAGGTAGGTGGTCGCGTACACATCCGCCATACCAGCATCACAGATGGCACTGGTTCATGGACAAACTCGCAGGACCTAATCCCTGCAGTACCCGGCTACAGCACTGAGGCAATTGTGCCGATGGTTGAAGGTGAATATATCGTCAAATTTGAGGACAGCAGCGGCAAGCAAAGCCTCGCCGAAGCCAGCGTCATTGTTGATCTACCTGATCCACTCAGTGCCTTTTTACTGTTGGATAAACGCGAGGACACCACTGACCCTCCATTCCAAGGCGAATTTACCAATCTGTTTTACAGCGCTGAGTACGACGCCGTTGTGCTTGGCGGTTCAGCACTGTTTGACACCATCGCAGACCTTGACCTGCTGCTAGACCTTGACTATTACGGCGACATTGCCACTACTGGCAGTTATGTGTTTACTGAAGTGCTAGATCTAGGCGCTAAGTATTCGCTAGACCTACGGCGTCATCTTGTTGCTGGCGGTTTCTACCCATCTGACTTGATCGACGAACGCAACGATTTAATCGACACATGGGTGGACTTTGAAGGTGCCGTAGCCGACCAAGTGAACTCGAAGGTCTGCGTGCGCACCACCGACGACGACCCCACCGCCTCCCCCACCTGGAGCGACTACCAAGAGTTCGGCAACGGCACCTTCACGGCACGCGCCTTCCAGTTCAAGCTGGATGCCGCCGCCTTTACGCTGTCCCAAGCATTCGCCTGCTACGAGCTTGGCTACAAAGCATCGTTCCAGCGGCGCATTGAAAGCTCTGTGGTTGCAGAACAAAGCGGCGCTGGCACCAAGAGCGTCACCTTCACCAATCCTTACTGGACTGGTTCAGCTGTCTTGGGTGGTGTTAACACCATTTTGCCGTCTATCGGCATTACCGCCCAAAACCTGCAATCCGGCGACTATTTCAACGTAACCAACGTCACCAAAACAGGCTTTGACGTGACCTTCCGCAACAGTGGCGGAACTGCAGTAGATCGCCTGTTTGCATGGTCGGCGTTAGGATACGGCAAAGGCGCGTAGTTCATGGCCACCTACGACTGGACTGGTACAGACGTAATTCCCAACGGAAGTGGCTCGGCTGTACGCGCTGACCTGAACGACACCTTTTTGGCGCTGTTCTCGCAAAACAGCAGCGCTACTGCACCGCCTGAAACCGTCGCCTACATGCCGTGGGCAGACACCGCAAGCGGCTTGTACAAGATCCGCAACGGTGCCAACAGCGGCTGGATCACGCTGTACCAGCTCGATGGCGAGTGGACAACGATCGCATTGGAAAACGGCACTGCTGCTGCCCCATCGCTGTACTTCAAGGACAGCGGCACTGATACCGGGCTCTACAGCCCCGGCACCGACCAAGTAGCCATTGCCACAGCTGGCGTCCAGCGCGTCAACTTCAACGGATCCACCGAGGTGGTATTCAATGATGGCGGCGCTGACGTTGACTTCAGGATTGAAGGTGACACGAAACCAAACTTGTTCAAGGTCGATGCAGGTACAGATGCGGTCAGCGTTGACGGTGATTTCTCGGTTACCGGCAACCTTTCCGGCACGATTAGACAAGGTACGGCAGTTGCCTCGACCTCTGGCACCAGCATCGACTTCACCGGGATTCCGAGCTGGGTAAAGCGGGTGACGGTGATGTTTGATGGTGTCAGTACCAGCGGAAGCTCCCCTTACCTTGTTCTTGTTGGTAATAGTGGAGGTATCATTACCACAGGTTACGTTTCTGGAGACTGGGGTGTAACTACTGCGGTCGCTAGTTCAGTTTCAAATAGCGCGACTGGCTTTCGATTTGGCGGTGTCGGTGTTGGAAGCGTGCAGCAAGGGATGCTTTCTCTGAATCTTATTTCGACATCTTCGTGGGCTGCGCAAGGCAGTTTCTACGACAACAACCCAACTGTGCGCATTTCATACGTTACTGGACGGGTAACAGGAGTCAGCCCCGCACTCGACCGCATCCGCATCACGACCGTCAACGGCACCGACACCTTTGACGCGGGGTCGATCAACATTCTCTACGAGGGCTGATCCATGTATCGCATTGTTGTCAATGTTCAAACTGGCAAACAGGAAACCATTCCGCTGACTGCTGCAGAAATCGCTGAGATTGAAGCACGTCCACAACCCGAACCAGCCCCAGCGCTCACCACTGAGCAAAAGCTGGAAGCGGCTGGCTTGACCGTATCAGAATTGAAAGAGCTTCTTGGCCTGAGCTGATCATGGCAATCTCCCCCGGCACCTACAACATCAGCCTGCAGCGCCGGGCGGACTACAGCATCACGCTGCAGTTCAAAGACAGCAATGACGCGGCCATCAACCTGACCGGCTGGACCGTCGCCGCCCAAGCCTGGAACCAAGCCCGCACCACCAAGTACGCCGACTTCACCGTCACCTACACCAACCGCATCACTGGCACCGTCGCCATCGCCCTGACTGACGATCAAACAGCCATCCTCCCCGACGAGGCGTACTACGACGTACTACTAACCAACCCCTCCGGCCTCAAAGAGTATTACCTCGAAGGCATCATCTACGTCAGCGAGGGCTACACCGCATGACGACCGTAAACGTCAGCGCCGTAACCAATACCGTCACCGTTACCGAAAACGGCAGCAGCACTGTTGTAACTGTTCCCGTTACCAGCACGGTTACCGCAATCACCGAAGGTCCACAGGGTCCAGCAGGCGGCGCTGCTTTTGTTTACCAACAATCAACACCAGCAACGGTGTGGACAATTAACCATAATCTTGGCTATAGACCTTCAGTCGAATTACTCGACGCCGGCAGCCAAGAAATCGACGGTGAAGTGGCACATCCATCCGTCAATCAAACCGTTGTTACACTGAATCCAGCGTCTGCTGGCTTGGCTCGCCTGATCTGATATGGCCCGTAAGTTTTTTACCGACCTCGACCTGCAAAGCGTCTCGAAGGTCGTCAATGTCCCGACACCTACCGCAGCAGGCGACGCCGTACCTAAGTCCTACGTGGACTCTGCGGTTGAGGGTCTGGCTTGGAAAGACAGCGCCCGCGTTGGCACGCAAAGCAATATCAACCTGAGCAGCCCTGGCGCCACGATTGATGGCGTGACCATGGCATCCCAAGATCGGGTGCTGGTACGCAACCAATCCACACAAAGCCAGAACGGCATCTATGTGTGGAACGGTGCTTCCACGGCGATGACCCGCTCGCTGGATGCCAGCACCTTTGCCGAGCTGGAACAGGCGATCATTACCGTCGAGGAAGGCACCGACGCCGGTACGACTTGGCGCCAGACGCAAATCAACGGCACGATTGACGTCAGCAACGTCATCTTCACCTCGTTCGCTGCTGCAGCACCAGCCGCCAGCGAGACAACTGCAGGCATCGCCGAGCTTGCCACTCAGGCCGAAGTTGATGCTGGCACCGACGACCTGCGGATCGTCACGCCACTGAAGCTGGCCACATGGTCTGGC